TATGTCTTCATCTTCCCAGCGGTTCCACCATTCTCTTTTTACTATAGATCCCTCTTCTGCTGTAGGGTTCTGCATCCATTGTGCGTTCCATTTAGATATAGGCAATGATGCTTTTACACTTAATAATTCGTCTTTTTTCCAAAACTCTGGCCATAAAGGTTGTTCTGATTCTGGCATGATTGCCGGAAACTCTACCACTTCCCATTGATCCGCAAACTCGTCTGATTGTTTTCTTAACACGTTACCAACCAGATCTTTAGTGCTCCATCTTGTCATTACTATCACAATTATTCCGCCAGGCTGTAAACGCTGTCTAGGACCAGACGTGTACCATTCGTAAGCAGATTCCATGGCTTTTGGTGACATTGCATCTTGTTCAGAGTGAGGATCGTCAATGATTAGCAGATCCGCACCACGACCTGTTATTGCACCACCAACACCAGCGTAGAATGATTCACCCTCTTTGTTTGTGGTCCATCGACCGGCACTTTTATTGTCTGCCTGGAGCTGTAGATCCGGGAAGATGTGTTGATATTCGTCACTGTCTATTATGTTTCTTACCCTTCTACCGAAACGCACTGCGAGTTCTGCCGTGTGTGTTGTTTGTATTATTTTAAGGTTGCCCCTTCTGCCCATCATCCATGCCGGGAAGAATGTTGATGCAAACTCTGATTTAGAGTGTCTAGGCGGTAAACAAACAATCAATCTTTTTAGTTTGCCTTCTGCTATGCGATTAAATTTTTTCGCAATAATCTTATGATGTCTGCCCTCTATAAAATCGGGCCACATGTGATTTACAAAAGATATAAAATCGTTTTGGCAAGAGTCTTGCTTTTCTAGTTGTTCGTATCTGTTTAATAACGCTACAGCTTCCGCCTTATCAGTCTCAGACAGAATATCAAAGTCCTTATAGGAAACTTCGCTCATAGTCGAGTTAGGTGGTCAGGTAGTGACGTAAAACCACCCAACTCTAAGCGCACAACGCGCCTGTGGGTAGTATTACATATCGTTAAACTTCGTGCCATGGTTCATCTTTGAAAAGTAAACTTTCGGCTTCACGTCTTCGTATTAATCCTTGTAATGTCTGTCCGCCAGCTTTGTTCCAGCGTTTCATTTCACTAGGTACTTTATCGTACTCTCCGTTGTTTAAAACTTTAAGCATAGTTGAGGAACGTAAATTAGAACCTCCTAGATTGAAAGTCCAGGCTACTAAAGCGTCAAATTGATTTTGCGAAAGGGGCACCTCAACACATTTGTTTACCTCTTCTTCAAAATCTGCCACGTCCTCTAATAACAATGCCTCTGCTCTTTCTTGTGAAATTTCCATACCCATTTCGACACCACGAGTAGATCCATAACCGATTGTAGGCACTCCAGCACTGCATTTGTATGCCTTTAATTCGCAACCCTCAAAACGCTTGATAAGTGCTAAACCTTCTTGTGAAATTTCCATTTTATTTTCCCCATTTTTTTGTTTTTGTCCCGCCGTGATAATCGACAGCAAGATTTTCTTTTTTGAGCAAATCAGCGACATTGCCTTTTTCACAAAAGACATCTGCTAATACTCTGCCATATTTATCTGTTCCATAAGATCTTATTGTAATATCTCCCACCAACCAATCTTTAAGTTTTTGTTTTGCTAGTAACCCAAGTTCTTTTTCTTTTGCTCTCTCTGGGTATCTCTTAATATTGATTCTAGATTCGGGGGTATCTATTGAATTTATACGAACGGCTTTATTGTGTAATTGCACTGAGAATCCTAGATCTATAGTCTCCAATCTTATAGTGTCTCCATCTGTTACAGATCTTAATTTACATTTATAAACGAAAGCGTCTGGTGACTTACTCATTATTCTCTCCTGGTTTAGTTGTTACGGTTCTATAATACACAACCACTTCTTTAAGTTCTTTTATGTATCTTTTAAGCTCTTGCATGTTATAAGCCATCAGTTCGTAATCTGGTACTGACATTGCAAAAAATACTACAGATCCTTCTTCTTTTTCAACTCTTTGTAAAAACTCGTCCAAGTTTTTATCTGACACCACATACCAATATGGATCTTTAAGATCTACGGCTCTGGGTAATATCGGTTGTACGATATTTCGCTCTATCGGTTTGGTTACTATTTCGACCTTCTTACTTGGTATCAGGCTGCAACTGCAAGCCATCGTCAAGACCGTCAATGCCAACAGTGTCTTTTTCAATGCTATCAAATACATCTTTAGTTCCTTTGTTTGCCCTGGTTTCGATCAAACCAGGTTTTGCTTTAGCTAATTTAGTTAAATTGTGACGCTTGAATATGTCTAGGTATCTGTTCATTTCAGCTTCAATCTCTTGGTTTTTAGATTGTAAGTTTAGTAACGATGATGTTTGTACTTCAAAATCATTTTGTAAACTTTCTATGGCTGCCTTTTGTTCGGCGTCACGGAGTTCAAAAGCATCATTCAATGCAGATAATCTTGAGTTTTGCCAGTACAAAACTGAACAAATAAAAACTAAAACTCCGATTACACCTAATAAAATCTTACTCATGTTTTTCCTTTTTAGTGATTTTAATACATTTTTACAATAATTTGCATCTTTTGTATTAATTATCTAACAACGTGTAAATTACGAGCGGTCTTTCTACTCCCTTCACTTTAATCGGATCAAGCTCTTTTAAACTGTAATCTGATTTCAAAGCTGTCGTTCTGCCTATGATTAGATCTACGCCAACTTCTTTGCAGCTGGATTCTAACCTTGCAGCTTCATTTACTGGACTGCCTATGCAAGTGTAATCAAACCTAGTATCAGATCCCATATTTCCAACGATTGCTTCTCCGCTGTTAATTCCTATACCTATTGAAACCGGAGGTAAGTCTGCATCAACCAGCTCAAGATTTAGTTTGTCCATATTTTTTCGCATTTGTATTGCACAATCTACAGCAGCGTTTTCGTGTCTTTTTATCTCCAAAGGCGCGTTCCAGAAGGCCATAAGCGCATCCCCGATGAACTTGTCTATGGTACCGCCATATTGCCTAACGGCTTCTACTTGAGCCGTTAATGCTCTGTTCATTATATAAGTCACATCTTCTGGAGACATAGATTCTGACAAGCTAGTAAATCCCCGGACATCGGTAAAGAGCACTGTAATGTAGCGCCTGGATCCTCCGAGCTGGAGAAGATCCGGATTATCTTGTAGTTGTTTGACTTGGCGTGGATCTAAGTAATGTTCAAATTGCTTCTTAATTTGCTGTCTGAGCTTGTATTGTTGCCTAAAATTGAGGTAGAACGCCGTAGAAGCCGTCACAAACTGAGAAATTAAGGCCCAACTGACATCTATAAGCATACCTTGTTGTATAAGGTACACTCCACCATACCCTGTGAGGGCAAAAACAACAGCAAATGAGCTTATACCTAGGGTGATCCCTAAATTAAGCACTAAAAGCCATGTAAGGCCTACTGTGACCAACAATATGGCTAATTCAGCTGCCAGTGCATAACCTGGCACATAAGGACTGTTTTCAATAAGAATACTTTCTGCCAAAGCAGCCTGTATTTTATGCGGTTCCATCAATCCGGCTGGCGTTGACAGCTGCGGCATTATGCCTTTGGCTGTAAAACCGACAAATACAAACTTTCCAGCAACATCCATTTCTGTCAGATCAGTCTGTGGAGTATTCACGAAACTTATCCATTTACGTCCCAATGGATCTACAGGAACCGGATTTAGGCCTTTTACCCGTATTTCTGATAATCCATTATCACTGGTATTTATAATGTAAGTGTCTGCTTCGGCTAATATCTTTAAGACCTCGGTACCAAACGCGGGTACCCATCCATCTGGTGTGCGCATCAAAAGCGGTAAACGTCGGACCAGAGAGTCTATTTCTGGCCTAGCAACAGCAATACCTTGATTGGCATTTTGTTTGAGTATCTCTATGTTTTGTATGACACCTTCTACATTGATGCCACCAACATCGTCGCCAAGTATTACTGTGCCTGTTGTTGGCGGGTACTCACCGTTGTCATTTTCAAACATAGCAAGGACACTAGGACCGTATGAAAGCGCTTCTGCAAACTGAGCGTCACCACCAAATCGATCTGGTTGTGGGAAGGCTATAACATAGCCTACACCAATAGCACCTTCATTTAATAAGTCTACTTGTATTCTGGCTAAAGTTTGTCTGCTCAGAGGATAGCCGCCCTCTTTTTCTATATCGGCTTCTGTCACGTTTAAAATGGTGAAGTAACCGCTAGGTTGTTGTTCTGGTATTAGCGCGTCAAATGTTTTTAGTTTAAGCACCTCATAAGGTGCAATTTCATAAACTACCGGCAGACTTAATACAACCAATAAAAATACGAGTAACCACTTTTTCATCATTCTTGAGTAATGCTGATTGTTTTGTTGCAGTTGCTTGAGCAATTAAACGTAACTGAATAAGACTGGTTTGTAGATCCTTTCTGGATAACATTAACATCATAATTGTCTGTATAGAATTTTATATTAGATGTATGAGCGCCATTGCCTTGTTGTGTTAGGTTTAAATCACCATTGTCTGCATCTGAATACCAGAATACATCCGCATCTTTGTTCCCAGAACCTTTTTGTATGATTCTAGTAGAGTTATTGTCAGCTCCATTGGCGTTGTAAACGTATATATTGTGGTTCCCGCTACCTTCTTGAGTGCTCCAAATATCCGAATCGTCTCCGAAAGTTATGAATTTAGCGTACATATTATTACCAGTTTGTTCTATTTTATAAACATTGTCGTTGCCTGTGCCCAATATCCAAGCGTCGTTGTCGTTGCCGGTTTGGATGATAGTAGAGCTGTTGTCGTCCTGGTCCATATCTATAACTGCGTAGTTGTCATCTCCATCAACAGTGATTGACCATACCTGGCTGTCGTGATTAGACCAAACCGATTGAGCATAAGCTACGTTTGAGCTGCCATCCACGCTTACGCCAATCGTGGCGTTATCACAGGTATGTGTATTAACTAAAGTGTTATCAAAACTTCCTAGGCCGCAATAAACACCAGTGACATTACCAGAGCCGACTTGCTGCACAGTAATACTAGAACCAGATCCTTTTGTTTGAACGGTTACGGTGTTGTCGGCATAGGTAAAGCTATGGAGACTGATTAATAATAATAGTGTTATCGCCCGCACCATTTATTTCTACCTCCATAATCATTCCAGCCGAATTAATATTTACATAAGAAGAAGCATCTTTATCAATACCTATGTCAAATGTATTGTTTCCTTGATGTACCAGGTAGACGTGATTTCCTTCAACAAACGAATACGTTTGATACACCGGATCATATCCAGGTATTATACCTTGGATTTCGACTCCATTTAATTCACCGCCAGATGTGTTTTTCTTTTTTGATCCAGCCTCGACTATATCTAAGAGATCCACTAAAAAATCAAAGCTCAAAAGGTCTATATCTAAACGATTAATTTCTTCTTCTTCCTCCAGGTAATCTTCATCTAGATCTGGCGCGTCTTCAAAAAAGTCTTTGTCCAGTTCTGTTTTGGTGCCTTCTTGTTCTGCTATAGCTTCTTGTACTTCGGGCGGCTTGTTAACAATCAACATATTGTTTATTAGGCCCAGGGTAAGATTCCCTAAAACTACTGGTTTTGTCGGTTCTGACTCAAAGGTAGATACCATGGTTGCTTGAAAAGGCCTATTTAGTATCTCAGTACCAGACCAGGTGGTAACTGATATTTCACCAGAAGAATTGCCGTTAGCATCCGGCAAAAGAATAACCAACGAGCGTCCCAATTCATCTACTGTTGTACTAAAGAAAGTTCCGCGAATTGCTATGTCGGCTGACGGGGTTTTTATTGATATGTTTTTTTTGTCAATTCTTGACAATTTTCCTGACAAAAAAGATGCCGTACCAGAGGCCATGCGCAGAGCTAGTTTGCTTTTAGATGGGTTTGGATCAAAGATGTATTCATCTACTACAACATTAGAATGTTCGGTTAACTTTAGAACTGTATCATCTACAAACTCTATTGCTAGGCGACCGTTACCTGTTCGCACATCATCATTGCTAAGTATTCCCAAAGCAAGCTCAGCCAATAATTTATCATCGCCCTGGCTACGAACAACCTCACCATTGCCGCGCAGCTCTGAGATCTCGCCAATCTCGTTTGCGTTAGTAGTGGTTCCGATCGTTAATAATATCAGCAGCCAGAAGCGCATTGGTCTATATCGATAGTGCCGTTGCTGGTCGTCGATATAACATTTGCGACATTGGTGCTCGCTGTATCGGTCTGGTCTACATCTACGTTATTACTGCTTCCAGTCAAAGCCACAGTGATTTCGTGGTCCGCGCTGCCCGATTGTAGTGTATCAATGTCATTAGAGTTTCCTGAGATAGTCCAATTATTAATACAGCCTACCGAGTTACATTTAACATTCACATCATTTGATGTTCCGGTTATAGCAAAATCTTGGTTGCCGCCTGTAGACGTAGATGCGTCTCCTTGTGTAAATGTAAGCACGTTGGAGTCTCCTGTTGCCTCAAAGTCAAAATCTGAGTTTGCAACGTCTCCAGTTCCGCCGACAGTAAATGTACCTACATTACTGTCTCCTGTTGCTTTGTATGTCCAGCTTGAAGAGTTGCCTTGCGCAATCGCTATCGCCAAGGCATTGCTGTCTCCAATCTGGTCAAGATCAACCGTCATGCTTGTACCACTTAAAGTTGCTCTTGCTCCGGAAGTACCGACTGTGTTTGTCGCTCCAATCTGGTCAATAGTTAGTGTTAAACCGGTTCCAGTTTGGGTAATATAGATGTCGTTATTCCCAGCAAATACACCAGCTGAAAGAATTATTACGAGGGCACTACTGAGTACCTTTATCCATTTCATTGTCGTCCTCCGGCTTTAGTGTATCATAATTGAAGTCCCACACACGTTTTTCCATACCCTCCATGACAAGGCCGTACACAGCTGCCTCTATGGCTGTCCTGACGGCTTGTGTTACAGGTTCGTTGCCTGTGCTACCTGATTCTATTTCGACCAGCTCGGTCCCCATTTCAATAAACTTGAACACGTCTGTGCCGGAGCCTGTTGATAAAATAGATTTGGTTGTTGTTACGTTCAACAACACTTCGCCGGTTTGTACTAAAACTGCACGCAAATTTACTGTAACTATATCCTCTCTGTATTGATTTTTTGTACCGATACCTAGGTACCTGGCCCCCGATCCTCCCGTTCTAATATTACTGTCCATCCCAACGATCCCACCTTCTAACAAGATCCCCGCATATAAAAGCGGCTTGAGGGTGTTTCCCTCTTCTCCATTGTAAGTTTTCCTGGTGTTCACAATAAGCTGTCTTTCACGACTCAGATTGTCGAGTCCAGATCTTTCAACAACAACAAACCAATGGCCTTTGCCAGCATCTCTCAATGCCTGGATAAGTATATGTACGGCACCCTGGGTTACAGCTGTACTAAAGCTGGCTATGTTGTCTTTTGATTTTCTTTGTCCAGTCAAGTCCTGGAAGTCATAAACTGCTACGACGGCTTGGCTGTTTGGCTTGGGTAAATTGACTAGCTGCGAGGTGGCGCTTGGAACAATTTTGGGGCCTTCTGGACAGATAAGGCCCTGGACACAATTTGTTTGGTTTTGTAAACCAATACTAGCACAGCCGCTAAGAACTACTATAAGACTTAAAAGTAAAATCCTCATGGTTTAACACTATTCTCCACCGTCACAATCTACCCAACAACCTCCAAAAGATCCAATCGGAATTACGATTTCTGTAGTAGATATAAGCACTCCATCAAACCATTCTTCTATAGTGAGAGTAATAGTAATGCCATTATTAACCCAACGTAAGATATTACCCTCGAGATTTATTTCACCAGCTATTGGGTTGTCTGTTGTTGGCACGTTGCCATAGTTAAACAAAGATTCGGATATATCTTTAGCTAGTGTTGAATATATGCGCGATTGTAAGTTTCTAAGAAACTTTGCCATGACTGTGTTATCGGCTTCTCGCTGCGCTTCTTCCAAAGCATCTTGTACGTCCTGGCGTATTTTTTCTTTACGAGTTCGCTCTTGTTCGTCAATGGTAAGATAATGCGCCGATTGATTGATTCCGCTAAAACTTGGATTACCAAATTTATGCACCAATTCATCGGCTTGTATAGATATTGCAAAAAATACAACAATAACAATAGACAAAATAAACAGTATATCGTCAGGTCTTTTTCGATTTTTGCTCATGTTTTTGTTTCTCCTGGTCTTTCAACCGAACAACTGTCTCTACCTTTTCTTTTAATCGTATCATGTCTTGATCCAATTTTCGTAACTCGTCGGTGAGTCTGATAATTGTGGTTTTCATTTCTTGCACAGCTGGATCTATGGTTTTGGTGATTGTTTGCCATACAAAGAACACAAAATAACCCAAACCTATGACCATAACTGTGGGGAAACCAAACTTTTGTACGAGCTCTACTATGTCCATCAATCTCTCCTAGCGTCGATCTTGCCGTCTTCTACAAAGTTAGAAGATCTAGCTATGCGGTCAAGATCCGGGGGTAGATTAAGTGCGCTTGATACTATGGTGTCTATGCGGATCATGTCGTTATTCATAATCGACGCTCTTGTGATCAACATGGAGGTTATGCCCTGGACAGTTTTGATTTCAGAAACCAAACCATCCATAAGTTGTTTCATTATGATAAATATGAAGTAGGCCATAATTAGGCCGCTTGCGATGGGTAGTCCTAGATCTCCTATAAGACCTACGGCCTGTTCCATTAGTCTTCGCCTTTGAACTTCTTACTTTGTCCGGATGTGCCCGCGTAGATTCCAAATACAGCTGCCATTGCGCCTACGACTATTGAGACTAAGCCAGCTTGTTCCAAGTTTGGTTCAGGTATGTCCATAAACCAGGTAACTACTTTATATAATAATATGATGTAGACGCTGACAAATACTCTAGGGAAGATTCGCCAAGCGTCTACGGTTTTAGCTAGATGAATCCATTTTTGAAAAGGATTATCTGATAGATACTGGGGTGAAACATCTATATCCAGTTCTAGCTTTCTTTTTATAGCCGGCTCTACAGTTTCCTGAGTGTTTACTTCTTCGTTCATATAAACTCAGCTAATACAATAGCTCCTACGATAAAAGGATATACTGCCCAAAGCATAGCTTCAAGTCGATCAAAGCGTTTGGATCCGCCTTCTAATCTTTTTTCTATGTTTTCGTAGCGAATAGCACACTCGCGCTCGTGCGCTTCAATCTTTGCCATAGCTTCGCTAACCTCAGACATTATTTCTTTGCTTTTTTTACCCTTATTTCTTCGTAGGCTTCGTTGACATCGGGTGTTGATTCATCGTCGGCTACAAACTTTCCTTCTTCGTCTCTAGCTCTAACTTTTTTTCTTTCTGTCCCGGTCCAGAAGTCAACTACCTTTTTCCAAATGCTCATGTTACTTCTCTTTGGCCTTGCCAATATTTAAAGCTAGTAGATCTATAAACTTATACAGTTTGCCAATCCAAACATCGTCTTTAGGCGTTGGTGTTGAAGCCGCTATTAGACTAGCGACAGTTACGATTATGGTTATCCAAGTTATTGCATTAACTATCATTTCCATTATTTTTCTCCTACTTTCTTAGTTACAGATTCTAATTGAGGTTCTTCTTTTT